CGTACCAGAATACTTAACTTTCGATGCTGATAAATTAGAAGCTACTTACACTCGTCACGCTGAGCGTTCTGAGTTAGCAGCTGAAATCAACGAAGCATTAATCGTAGAGTTCTACTCTCGTTAATTCAATCGCTTAGTAGATAACAGTATTAAAAACCCTAGAAACGTTATTATAACGTCATTTCTAGGGTTTTTTTCTATTCTTATGGTTTGTAAAATAACTTAAATAAAATTAATTAGTTGGGGGAGGTTTTTGGGGGGACTTTTAAAATAAAAAAAGCGTGAGCAAATGCTAATTTCCCCACACACTCTTACAATTTCAGATATAATGATATTTATTCTTATAAAAGTAAAAGGAGTTAATTGTTTTGAAAGAAAAATTCAACAAGATCCCTCTTCATGTACAAGACTTTCAAAAATTAAAAATGTTGTTAGACGAATTGGTACAAGATGAAATAATGTTCATAGAAGGGGTTTCTAAGTATGCTTTAAATATTTCTTCTAAAGAATCTAAAGTCACCATTAACCTTAGAAGTGAGTTTTACCCCGATCCATACTTAGCGATTACTGCTATAAACATTACCCCAAGTAATCAAGGTAAAGGAAGTATTGTTCTTGAATGGTTTAAAACATTCGCTAAAGAAAAAGGATTCGAACGATTAGTATTACAAGAAGTTATAACTGAAGAAGGTTACCACTTTGCATTAAAAAATGGTTTTTCAAAAAAGGTTGGTCCATTCGAGGAAATATTTAGAAAGCCCGATAGTACTGACGGAAATTATGAACTACATTTATAAAGAGTAAAATAAAAGTACATCACTATATAATTAGTAATGTACTTTTATTTTATATAACATACAATTTACTTATTATTGTTTTGAGTAATATCTTCATACAATTTCTCAAATAACTCTAATGGAAGTGAAAATTTAGTTGTTTTGTCGCTACGCCAATAAGTAACAATTTCTACTGTATTTTCACTTTTCTTAACTTCTAATAGAGCATTTTCTCCCTTATCTCTTATAGAGACAAAACTTTTTCCGTCTTTCTTTTCTCTATGTTTGTAGTCATAATTAAAACTAAAATTGCTCATACATTTTCTCCCTTCAACAAAACTTCTGCAATTTTTAAACTTCGCTAATCTTAGTCTACCATAAATTACATGTATCCTTTATACCCTAATTAATTGCATAAGCGTAAATTGTTAAATCTTTTTTATATCCTTCAAAATCATCAATTCGAGTTATTCCGTACTCTTTACCTCTAAACATAACGCTCATGCTTGGATGTAAATCATTTCTCCATCCAATTCTAAAAATAGCCTCTACCTTGTAATTTGTTACGGCTGCACCTAAAAATTCATTAGCTGATGCTTGTCGATAATAAGCCCAAATATTTCCGCCGCCTTCTAACGGATTTTTTATTTGTTCCTGTTGTCCTAATTCATCTTCCACAGTTGTGAATGTCATGATCGTTATTTTTTTATCCTTTTTTTGAGTTGTGGCCATTATAATTCCCCCTTCTTATAAAGCTCTTAAAAATTCATCATGATGTTCAAACAATCCAACATAAGCATCTAACATGCTTGCCGTTCCATCTATTCGCATCTTAGCGGCTTGATTTTTCACCGGTACAATGTTGCCATTACGATCTGTTTCTACACCTGTATTTGTTAAACACCATTTTAGAATAGGGCTGTTATTATAATTAATCTTTTTAGCTTTTAGGTCTTGTCCCATTTGCTGCATAGGAAGACTTAAAGTTTTAGCTCCTTGAATACATCTAACCATTTTAAAACCATGTTGCTCCATTTCTTCTACCCAATATTTAGCTGAATAACTGTCATAATAAACCCATAGAGGTGTTATGCCGTAATTGTTGAGCATTTCCACAAACCATGCTGTTATATCTCCATAATTTATGCTATTTCCGTTGCAAAGACGTAATAGTCCTTGTTCTAACCATTTATCATATGGAATCTTATCCATTTGAACCCTTTTTTCAAAGCTATCACGTGGCAGCCAATACATTTGATGAATGAAACGTTTTTGAGTTTCTTTATCCACAAATAAAAGGGTTGCACAAGATAAATCTGTGGTAACACTTAAATCCGCTCCACCAATAGCATAGCAATTTCTAAACTGTTCTATATCGAATGTTTCCTCGTTGTTTATATCATCAAATGTAAGCCATGCGCTCTTTATTGTATCTCTAACATTAAAATCTTTTGTGAGTAAGCCGCTTAGATCGCTAGGGTTATTCTTTGCCTTTTCCACTTTTCTTTCTAAATCATCTAGTTTCTTAATTGATCCTAAAGATGGGTTTGCCTTTTGCCATACCGCAGGGTTTGTCCATTCTTCTTTTGAATCTAATTCGTAAAGAATCGGTAAAAAGCTATCATCTTCAAATTTTCCATCTACCACATTACAAGCATAAGAATACATATCATCAAATATATTCTCTCTAACTGTCCCAGCCGTTGTAATCATAATTAGCATAGGTTGTTGACGTGCTGATTGACTTTGCTTCATAACCTCATATAAATTACGATCTAAAATTGAATGTAATTCATCAATAATAACCATGCTACTATTAAGCCCATCTAATGTATTACTGTTTTTCGCCAATGGCATAAGTTTGGACATAGTAAGCGGAAAATACAGATCACTTTTTCGTTTCTTAATATGCTTAGATAAATTAGGACTTTGTTGAATCATGCTATGTGTTTCATCAAACAATATACGAGCTTGATCTCGCTTACTTGCTATACTGTAAACTTCCGCTCCGCCTTCTCCATCTGCAATAAGCATATAAGCGGCTAAACCTGCTAACATGGTTGTTTTTCCGTTTTTTCGTGACACATAGAATAAGCTTTCACGGTACCGCCTTAAGCCCGTTTCCTTATTTATAAAACCAAACAAAGCTGCTATATAAGCTTTTTGAAATAATTCTAACTTAACCGGTTTTCCCGCCCATTCTCCCTTACTGTGCTTGCAAAAACGTTCTATAAATTCGATAGGTTTATTTGCTTTTCTTTCATCAAAGACATATTTATCTGGGCTGTTTATCTCATCGACTAATCTTTTATATTGCCTATAAACACGCTTAGAAACAATTACTTTTCCTTCCTCAATTTCGCTCCAATACTCTATTACATAATTCAAATTATCACCCCTTTATAAAATCAATCAAAGGGTCATTCTGCTGCCCTGTATTTGTTGGTGGTAACAGGTCTACTAATTGTTTATATAGTAGGCTATAACGTTGTACGGTTGTGTTATATGCTTTTAATGCTGGATGTTCTCTCAAAAATTCTTGTTTACCTTGTTTGAACATTGCTGTTGGTCCTTCTTCTTCTACTTGAGCTTTTAGCGTATCTAAAGTATTTTGTATAAAAACAAGCTCATTATATAAACTTTGGGCTATCGGTAAACGATCTTTAGGAATCTGTTTTAATATCATTTTAAGTTTTTTCATATCACTAGAAATTACTGTAATTTTCTTGGAAGTACTCATATAATCACCTTCATTATTCAAATTTTCGTGTTGGTTTTATCCCTCCCTTTATATGAAAAATCATGGAGGGGAAAAGAAAGCCTCCCCATCGGACCTCATACCATGCCTTTTTCTTAATTTGATGGGGGGCTGTTTTATTTTCGAATCAAATTTCCTTTGCTATCGAATGTTAATCCGTTGGCACATATATCACCGCTATGATGTTCTTGGTTATGGCATGTTTGGCATAGAGCCTCTAAATTATCCCAAGTTAGCGTTATGTTTGGATTATTAATATTTTGTGGCGTAATATATTGTTTGTGATGGCATATAACAGCTATATCACCGCATCTTTCGCATAAATAGTGCTTACTTTGCATGAATCCATCCTTACATTTGCGCCATGGTGCACTGTTATAAAAAGATTTTGCATAATCTTTAGCCATTGTTCATAGTCCTACCTAATACAGTTAATGTCGTTAATAGATTGTCAATTGTTCGCTTCAATCTCTCACTATCCTGATCTTGTGGGTCATACCACAACTGTAAAAGAAACTTTGTTACTGTTTGTGCTAATGGATGTACTGGTATATCCTCCCATGTTCTACCTGTTGTTACCTCAAGATAAGATGGAATAGATTCTAATAATGGAATGATGATCGTGTCGTTGTCTGCTCCATCTACCCTTAGTGCATCCCTTGCTTCCTCTATGCTAATTAACAATATTACTCACTCCTTTAATAAAAGGGATACCAGCGTTATAACTGATACCCCTTCATGGTTTTTTATGCTGTTGCTTCAGATAATTTAATAAACGCTTCGCCTACTAATGGCTTTGTATCTGCAATCGCCATAGCTCGGTAATCAATCAGCCCACTCTTAAAGCTGCTTTCTCTTGATACTTCAATCATGATTCCCTGTGGCATGTTATATCCCATATAATTCAAGTTACCTAGAATAATAGTGCCATCTGCTAGGTTGTCATCAATCACTACCTCTTTACCTAACACATATCCAATACTTTCATTCTTAGGGTCTGCAATAAAGATCGGTCTGCCATTTCCATCTACCAAGCTATAAACATGGTTATAAAGTGTAGCGTTACTCATAGCAAATTTTGCGCCTGCTGCATATCCACGTTTTAACATTGCTAGCATTTTTGTAAAGTCTGTGTATTTTGGTGCGCCCGCTTTGGCAAACGTAAAGCTGTTAGTTGCGTTCCATGTAATGCCCTTAAGTAGTCCAGTTCCTTGCCCTGCTCCTGTACCATTTACTAATGCATCTGCAATAGCTTCCATTACACAATTAGTAAGTTCATCAATCATATAAGCTTCAAAAGCTTGTACTGTCATTTTCTTAGCTGCTGCACTGATTGAGAATACTTTAATGATTTCATACCCTGCAAAACTAACGGCTGCTGTTGAAACCTTTTCGCTTTCTACAGGCGCACCCTCTACATGCCATTGAGCCTTATTTGTTGGCGTTCCAATTGGTACACTAATATTAGTTGGGATATTAAAGTTTCGAACGTGCGAGATCAAACCGCCCATTGTACGTGCCTTGCTGATAACCTCATTTAACGTAGTTGTAGGCAATACTGCTGCGCTATTAGTTGTAGTATTAAAAGCATCTGCTCGGTGTTCCGCTTCTTGAATTTCCATAGCTCGGTTAAAAGTTCTTGTTTCAATATCAGTAAGCTTTTGCCCTAGCATTGTTTTATAGAATGCATTTCGGTACTCTGTACTTTCAAAAACATTCTCTGTTGGTACCTGTTGCCCCTGGTTAAAGTTTATCCCTGTAATCGGATTGAATTGGCTACGTTGTGCCGTTCCATTTGCTGGTGGTGTTTGGTTTTGATTTTGTGATTGTTTTTCTTTATTGTTAGTCATCGCTTGCTGCAACCCTTCGATTTCAATATTAATAGACGTAATATCTGCATTCGGATCTGTATCAACTGTTCCTTTAATTTGTGCTGCTCTTGCTTCCATTTCTCCTAAAGATTGATTACGATAAAAGTTAAATGCCTCTGCTACTGTATTGAATTTCATATTCTTACACTCTCCTCATTAGTAATTGATTAATTTTTATTTTTAATGCTTGTCTTTCTGCTGATTTCAACATATCCCATGAGCTTTCAATCGCTGCCCTTGCCTCCACACTCGTTTGAGGGTATGCAGGAAATGGACAAATACTAAACTCATAGACTTTTTCAATTTTTGTTATTGTCCTAGTGTTTGTCTTTGCATCAAATTGGCTGCCGCCTTCTGGTACTTTGAAAGCAAATGACATTCCCGATAGGTCTTGGCGCCTTACTGCCGTATAAACGCTTTTTCCTTCCTCGGTTTCGGGTAATTCTGCCCTCATTGTTAATCCTTCCGAATCTAACGCAAAGGACATTGTTTTAGGTGTTCTTGCTAAAGGAATTTTACTCATATCGTGGTTATACAGTAAGCGAATATCCGATAAATCAGCTTTATCTAATGCGCCCCTTTTGATAATCTCGATATATTCCCCAAATGGTGCTTTTATGGTGGTAGGCTGATCGTACACAATCGGTCTACCATTTAGAATAAGGCTGCTGTCACCTGCCGGCTCGGCTGCTCTTAGTTCCGCTATTCGTAACTCCTTCATTTGCTGTTACCTCCTTGTCTCCATAGATTTCTTTTTCTAACTGACTGATAATCTGTTCAAGGTTGCTCATTTTGTCCCTCCTTCCTCAAGCTGGTACTGATCAGCTTTATCGGCATTGACCACATTCAAGGTTTGAAGTCGCTTATCGCCATCTTCTACTGGTGGTAGATTTAAAATTTCTAATGCCTGATTTATTGTGAATAAGCCTAACGGCATTAATTCCTTAATAATGTTCGTTTTTGTTTTATTACTAGCAAATTGCAACCTATTTGCCTCAAAAATGATAGAGTTTCCAAAAGACTGCTCACGTTCTGTGAATAGCTTATCCGTCAGTTCTAAAGAGAATTGAATCGCTAAAGGCTCTAAAACACTTTCATAAAATGCCGCCCACTCTTCCTCTGAATAAGTGCTATTCACAATAGTTTCGCTAATACCCAAATACTCATAAATTTTCTTTTTTACCGCTTCGAGCTGCTTATCATCAATAGTCATCGGCTTTGTTTCTAGTGGGATATAGTCATATTTATTATCAATCGCTGCTATTCCACCGTTATTACCAATGGATAAGTAATCGTTGGTGAAAGCTTCCTTTTCCTCTTTTAGCTTCTCTGGTGATAAAACTTGATTGTATTTCAAGATACCTCTAATAGTTGCATTCGATTTTATAGAGTTTCCCAATCCTTCATTTTGCGTATGCGCTAAATCTAACGTTGGTAAAATTGCTGTATTGGTATCACCTAATAGATCATTAGAATTAAAGAAACGTCTTACTATAAATACCTCTGAAAAATGTAATGTGACTTGTTGACCATTGGCAAATAAGAAACGGCAATACATTTCACCTGTTAGATCAGTTAGGTATTCCACACTTTGTGGCGATAATGGATAAATAGCAACTAAATTACCTTTATCGTCCTTCTCTAAAAAAGCAAAGGCATTGTTATAAAGATAGTAATGAGTAACCAACTTATAAATAAGGTCATAAGCCGTCATATAAGGGTTTGGTCTTACTTGTAAAATCCGATTTAAATTATAGTCACCCTTTTTACGACGGTCTGATGATGTCATTACATGAGTTCCCTTTAGTTTTGCGGCATTTCTTGCAATGCTATCGACTGCTGCCCTATAAATATCACTTTCATAAGCATTACCGCTAAAAGGTGTGAATATTGCAGCTCCACCACTCATTACATCTGCTCTTTCTGTTCTTTGCGGTGTCTTTTTACGGTTAAAGATTTTATTGAAAAAACTCGCCATTTACTCACCACCTTTCATCTAGCGATCTTTTCTTTCTACCTGTTTCTATTTCGTATTCTTGTATAAGCTCCATAAGGTCTAAACGATCTACCATTACCTTTTCATCATCACGATGAATTTCTAATTGTTCCTTCAATCGTTCTAATATTTCATTCATAGGGTTTTCCCCATCCTAACAACCTCTTTACCCGATAGCTTCATCTTCTTAAGGACATAGCCTGTATGAATATAAGGACTATCTTCCTCAAAACAATGTGCATCCCTGTGTCCTTCACCTGTTCCGTGATGATGAAACTTTCTACAGTACTGACACCATGTACTAAGATTTCCTGCTGCGTCTCTTTCTATTGCTAGTACGATTGGAGCTTTTTTAGTTGCCATTTACTAACCTTCTTTCATTTTTTAGTTTGTATCCGAAAAAGTAACCTCACACGCACCTTCACACTGGGTGAACAGCATCTTGATTAAAAGTGAACACCAAGGTGAAAACGTATTTAATGTAAACGTTCTACCCCAAAACCTTGATATGACTAGGTTTGCGGCAAGGCGAACACTATGAACACCAGAAATCGGCAAAAGTAACAAACTGTGAATTCTTTCTACTACTCCCTCTACCTACTTCTCTATATTCTTACTTTTACACTTTTATATAGATTATGGTGTTCATGGTGTTCGCTTTTCCCTCTATCCATTGGTATGACTGGGTTTAAAGGTAGAACAGCAACTTGTGTTTTACCTGTTCACCTACGTGTTCGCTTGTGTTCACCATAACAATTAGCTGTTCACTCTATTAACATGAAGGTTTACCAGCAAAAGGCGGTGTTATCCATCCTCTTTCTCTGTCTTTCCCCTTTTGCTTCCTTACTGCTCCATACTTTTTAAGTGCTGTAGCTGCATTTTTTGTACTCTTGGTTAACTCCAGTTCCTTGAAGATGACCTTACTACTCTTCCATGTCCACAAGTCTTTAGATGCCCCCCAAGAAAATCCACTTAAAATTTCAATTTCCTCATGTGTCTGTAGTTCGCTTTCTTCGTTGTGTTCTTTTTGTTTCTGCGCTTCTTCACTAGTAAGTAGGTGTGAATCATCCTTTAAAGCCATTGTGGCGATTTCTCCCCAAAACTGGTCAATATCAATCGCTTTTAAGTCACTTATCTTATCGCCTACGTTTATTACAGCGTATCGTCTATTTCCTGTCTTATCTTTCAAAAATTCATCGTCATTAACAGTTGCAAAAAATACTGTCATCCTCGGATATTTAACTGATAACCTCTGATATGGTCGTCTAAACTCGTCAACATTCTCTGTAAAGAATGCTTTTAGTGCCGCCTGTTCAAATTTCATTGTGGAATCTAACTCACCTAACTCAACAGCAAAGTTGCTTACTGCTTCGATTACACTGTCTTTGTTCTCTGGGTTAAGTCTTTTACCTGTTTTAAAATAATCATCACCTAGTGAGTTAAATAACAACTTGAACCAGAATGTTTTCCCACAACCTTGAGAACCTTGAAGGACAAGTACAAATTCTTGATTCATCTTCCCATTTTCGTTAAATGCAAGTTTAACAGCTTGGATTGCCCATTTTTTTAAATATGCAATTCCTAATTCTCTATCTGATCTAGCGTTTAATGTGGTGAAAATTTCCTCGATACGACTCTTTCCGTCCCATTTCTTAGATACGTTTAAGAAATATTCAGCTACTTTGTTCTTCTTATTACAGCTAGCTAAATATAAAAGATGGTCAATTAGTTTATCCTTTGTTATGAAATAATCCATATCAATAGCTTCTTCTATAATCCCTTGCGCATGATGATCTGCTATTTCACCATCAAAATATAAAATTGGGGATGATAAGTATTCACGTTTTCTTATAACATCGTAATAAACCTCTATGCCCATTGAATCTAATAACTTCTTAGTATTTTCAGCTTTAACAAGGATTTTGTTTCTGCTATTTCTTTTAAAATCTATTTCATTTTGTACTTTTGGTTCTTCTTGTTTACGAATGCCTTGTCCAACACTTATATGTTCCTCGTAATACGCCCTCACTTTTTCGTCTTTCTTACAATGCTCAATCATGGCTTTATAACTAGGCTTGTCCTTCATATCCTCTGTGCCGTTATCTAGGTGGGAAAATTTATGTAGCCTATATAAGTCAAAACTATTTACATTCTTACCGCTTATCGGATCTGTCGAATGATTGCTGTGAGCATGTGTACCATCGTCATAAACAACTAATCCGCCTTTAGAGCTTCCATCAACATAGGTATATCTATTGTTTCTAAATGGCTCGTATTTATCTGCTAAGAAATCGTCTAAAACATCCGTAACTGAATAAATATTTGTAAATGCCCCAATCCAGTTTTGTTTTGTGCGTGGATCGGCTTTTTCACTCTTTTTAAATGTCTTAATTTCTTCGTGCTGTTTTGTAAGAAAACTTGCATCAAAAAAGGGGAAGTCTTGATAATAAAATTCGTAATCATTAGAGTTACTGCATGTTGGATAATGCATGTGTCGTTCAAATTGGTAAGAGCCTTCATCTATCCACACTTGGAGAATGCCAACTAAATATTGTGTAACCTCCTCATAGTGTTCCGGCTCAATGTCGTAAAGCAAAGGTATGATGATTCTGTACCGCGGATCATCTTTTGTATGCTTGTGTGTTGAATACATAGCAACCGCGAAATTTGTAAAGCCCTCAATGTTCTCCCAAACATTTAAACCTTGTGGCACTTCATCTATATCAATCGATATTATGCTTCTGCTTTTAACATTTTCTTTATTTCTTTTATTTTGAACATACCCTCCTACAAACCCGCCTGCATTTCCTTTTTCGGTAGTTATCATAGGATCGTTTATCCTGTTTAAGAACTCTCCATATGATATTTTTTCGTTAAATGCATTGGTATTAGTAAGGGATTTAAAACTAGTTATATCTATTAACCTGTCATATTTAAGCTCTATTTTTTCTTTATGTGATGTTATAGTAGATAACACTTTCTCACCTCCTTTATGCTGAATAATGTTTTTAAGATGGACTATCACACTTGCTTTAATATTCGATTAATTTCTCTTAAAACTTTGATTGCTTTCGAATCACCGTTCTCCGCTTTTTCTAAAATCATACGTAATTTGTCTTCACGTATTTCAGCGGTTGTCAGTAACTTATTAGCTGATACTCCGTTCATATGTATTCACCTCAACCTTTTGAATATCCAAAAAAACAACTTAATTTAAAATCTTATAAACTTCTAATTTTCACGTTTGCTCACGCTTTTTCACTTATTTTTTACTTTTACCAAGCATCCATAATTTGTTTAATTGCTTCCATTGTCGGTTCATAAAACCAATATCTTTTCCCACCAGGTTTACGACGCTCAAATTGTTTGATCCTCGGATCCTGGAGTATATCAAGTTCGAGACTTGACTTAGAGATGCACGTTAATTCAGACAGTTTATTAATATCAATTGTAAAAAACGTTTGATGGATACTTTCATCAATTTTCTTTTGAATGTAATCACGCAATTGCTTTTGATCAACATCTACATTGATTGTTGCTAATTCCATATTGAACCTCCTCTCCACATTGGTTGCTACCACCAACCACTTTAACAAAAAAAATATCTTCAATTGCGAGATTCAAACCCTTAGAAATTTTTGTCGCTACTATTGGCGATGGATTACGAGAACCCTTTAAGATTTGACTTAAATAGGTATGAGAAAAACCATTTTCTTTAGAAAAACTTCTTAAGCTTTTACCCGTTTTAGCAATTAAAAGCCTAGTTTTTATTTCATCTTTCAGTTTTATTTCAATCATTTTTGCTCACCAACTTTTTCTTTGCTTGGTCATAGTATACAACTTGCTGTTTGATGTCGTCAACCATTAATTTAAATTTGTTTGACATAAATACCACCCTAAAGTAAAATTTAGACAAACAAATAAAAGAAGGTGATTAAAATAGAATTAGGTGAATATATAAGAAAAGTTCGCACGGACAAAAAGCTTTCGTTAAGAAAAGCAGCAGAATTAACAGGTATATCGCACCCTTATTTATCACAATTAGAGACAGGTAGTCATAAAAAACCATCAGCAGAAAAATTAGAGAAAATAGCTGAAGGATTAGATATTCATTTTAATTATCTATCTTATCTAGCTGGTTATATTAGTTATCCAACTATCGAAAATGATGAAACTTTAACAAATGAAGAAAAAGAAGAGCAGATAAAAGAAGCTATTCATAAAATACCTGGTAATATTTTTGATGATCCTTTTAATTCTTCAAAGACAATACCTGTAACTTCATTTGTGCCTAAATTCATAAATATTACGGATGAAGAAGACGGAGTAGAAAGTCAGATTCCTACTACAAATGAACATCTATTTGATTTACATTATCTACTTCAGATGGATGTAGACATTTGCTATGACAAAAAAACCTTAACTAATGAGAATAAAAAAGATATCTTAAAGTTTATTGAAAACTTCATAATTAAATAATTATAAGTATCCTTTCCCTTTTAATAGCGTTTGCTCACGCACGAAAGGGTAGATAAATAATGAAACTAAATAAAACAAAGAAAGATCCTGAATTATACTATTATTTCAATGCCAAAGGTGTAAAACTATGGTGTTTTAGGCATAGATACTACGATTCACTGGGAAAAAGGCGAGAAAAATACAAACAGGGTTATAAATCTGAAAATGAAGCTTACCGAGGGCTACTTGAAGTTAAGACAAGTATCTTAAATGGCGAAGTTAAACAGGTTAAAAACTCCAATTTAACTATTTCAGAATGGTTAGATATATGGTATGAAACTCATAAAAACGAATGGAAGATCTCTTCATGTTCACAACGAGAAAATGCTATTAAATATCAAATGAAACCACTGCTCGGTAAATATAAATTAGCTGAATTAGATAAATCAACTTACAAGCGTGTTTATATTAATGAATTATTAAAGAAATATAAACCTAGTACCGTTCAACTTTTCCACAGACTTTTTAAAATTGCAATCAATGCCGCTGTGGATGATGAACTTATCCCTCGTAATAGATTTAATAAAATTACAATACCAAATGAAGAAAAGACAGTAGAAAACTTCTTCACAGCTGAAGAGTTAAATGAATTCATAGCAGCTGCTAAAAAGCACGAAAACATCACAAACTACAGCATAATTTTGTTACTTGCTTTCACTGGATTAAGAAAAGGTGAGGCACTCGGTTTACAGTGGAAAAACATTAATTTCGAAGAAAAAACTCTAACTGTAGAACGCACTCGTGATAACAAGGGAACACGCACACCAAAAACTAAAAATAGCTTCCGTACGATTTTAATTGATGATACTCTCATTAATCAATTGAAGGCATATAGAACATGGTGTAAAAAAACAAAGCTCTCTTTCGGTCTGCACTTAAACGATGATGATTTTATTTTCATATCTTATCAATCTGGAACACCTATAACAGATAACCCTTTAATGTATAGTTTTCAACGCATATTAAAACATACAACTTTGAAAAAAATCACTCCGCATGGTTTAAGACACACACATGCAACATTATTAATTAGCCAGCGGATACCAGTAAAAGTTATTGCTGATCGTTTAGGTAATACACCGCAAATGATTTTTGATATATATGGTCATTCATTTAAGGAATTAGAAGAAGAGTCAGTCGCAGCATTTAGTACAAGTTTACTTACAGCTGGGGGAACTTTTGGGGGGGATTTTTAAAATTATGCCTCGAAACCTTGATAATATAAGGGTTTTTAATACTAAGGAGTTCTACTCTCGTTAATCTCGGTACTCTGAAAAGAGTATTATTAAAAGCCCTAGGAACCTTGTTTATCAAGGGGCCTGGGCTTTTTTTATTTTATAAAACACATATAATTAGGCCAAAAATAAAAAAGCTGGTGTGTATATAGAAATGGGTAAGTACAAAAAACAGATGAGAAAAGAAGCTACTTGTTTTGAAAGAAGAATTTACCACGATCCCTCTTCATTTAAAGAACCTCAAAAAAATAAAAATGCTATTAGAAGAATTAGTACAAGATGAAGTAATATTCATGGTAGAGCATTATGTCGTTACACGAATTAGAACAGATAAACCCCTTTCCCGTTCCCTAACAATGGTTCAGGATCATTTAAAAAATCGAGAAACAAAATACTGAATCACAAGGATAGAAATTACCTCTCCGAAAAAAAAGCCAATCCTGTGGATTGGCTTTTTTCGTTTATATATAAAATAAAATTATTTATTTTCCTCTTTCTGAACATATACATAAGCATCTTTCTGCTCTTTATGTATATCCACCTTCGAATTCTCTGCAAGCTGACCCGCATTTAGCAAAGAAAAAATAATGAGCGCTTCTAGTGACATTTCGTTTTACCACTCCTTTCTAGTTGTTATACATTTATCATACCGCTTACATGTG